GTGGGCCTTCGTTTTTCCCAATGAGTGCACGTTCCCCCATGTATTGATTAAAATAAATCAAGAAAACAGCAAAACATGTTAAAATTGTCACTTGTATTCTGCACGTTATAGCAGTATAATATTATTAAAGATAAGGGAAGGGGATGATAATAAGTAACATGTGAATATGATGTGACGCACTATAGAGCGTTTAGTCTATAGCATTACTGGCAGACAGTAACCGATTGATAGGGGTTATACTATTCGTTAGGTCTAGCGTTATGAGACACATAAGCAACAATATAATATAAACTTATAAAGGAGGAAAAAAATATGGTAACAATGACAACTATTTTTGCGGATGTAAAAGGCACACGTATGTACAAAGAAGGTGGAGAGGTTAAGAGTGACAACTTTTCAATATCTATTCCAAAGTGTGACACGAGAGAAAAGGCTGACAAGGAAATCGACAAAATGTATAGAGGTCAGCTTGTGACCGTTGACGCAATTTCTTTTAGATTTGAAACTAGGTGCATGTCTGACGAGGACTTCGACAAACTGTCAACAGTAAAAGACGCTGGTCTTTTGGACGAGTCAGAACTCAAGGCGAAGGCAGAGCACAGAAAAAGGAAATAGATATGAACAACTTAAATGACTTCATATTATGGTTGAGAAAAAGCATGTTACCACTACTTATCATGGTGGTGGTAACAAACATATTAGGTATTTACACTTTTATACTATTAATCATAATATTCTTTATTTTTGTATGATTAAATGACCACTAACTATAATGGAGGTGAGATTAGTGAAAAAAGAAAACAAGGAGAGAGTGTATAAGGTAATGTTCTGCAAGCAATCATCTGGGGCATATACGCCCCGTGTGGTTGTACCAGATAGCCTACTAAGAGATTTAAACATTAGACCTGGTGACTACGTTCAATACACGAGAGTAGAAAACGGAATATTGATGAAAAAGAAGGTGTAACATGTCAAAAGTTGAGGATATATTTACAATAAAGCATTGCATTGAAGACATGAGAGAAATTTGTAAACATTATTCAAAATGTTTAGAGTGCCCAGCTTTAGAAACAGGAATATGTGACGGTAACTCACCTTTAGAATGGGACACAGGTATAATGTTCAGTGAAAAGAGGTAAATTGTATGTCACGAAAAACAAGGAAGAAAAGCAAAAACACTATACGTGACCAATATAACAAGGCTTATCGTAACTATCTATCCCGTGTAAACAGGCAAGTTAGGGTTGGCTATAACGTAGAAGTTATACAAAGGGTAAAAAGACCAACAATGGCATCAATAAGGAGACTTGAAAAACAGAATGCAAGGACTATAAAAGAGAAATCAACGCTCTATGACATTATAACAGGTGAAGAAGTGACCACACGTAGAAAAGCTTATGAGCGTATAAACAGAGAATTTTTAAAATTATCTCCAATGGAGCAAGAATTATCAAGAGAGCAAGGAAAAATCACTAAATATAAGCCATTTGATGAAGCTGTTTCTGTTGTAGATATTACAATCGATAACTGGTATGATTATGTAGAAAAGTCATTTCCACCGCAGATTGCTCAATATATTAAAGAGCGTTCTGACGCTATGATAAATACAGACAGGGACGCTTTTGCATATGCTATAGCTGAAAACCCTGACGCTCTACCTTCTCCAGGGTATCACAACACTGAAAGAATGATTGATGCTTCATTCAGCAGTATAGCTAGAATTATGAACGTAGATAAAGACTCACCAGCTTTTCAAAATTTTATAAACAGTGTAACAGGAATAGTAGAAGAAGAGGGTTGATATGAATGTCACGGAAAAAGAAAGAGGTGATATATTGGGCTTGTGATTTTGAGACAACAGTTTGGGGGAAATCACTTGAAAAAGAGCGCGGAATAAAACAGGAGAGAACAGAGGTATGGTCAGCGGCTTATACAAGGTTATATGATACATCAGAAAAGGTTGTAATACGTCAGAGCATAAGGGACTTTCTTGATGATTTTTTCTATATGTCGGGTACAAACGTATTATATTTTCACAACTTGTCATTCGATGGTTCATTTATCATAGACTTCTTACTCAGAGAGGGTTACAATTTCTTTTATGGTAAAGATAAAGACATGGTATCTGGCACGTTCACAGCCTGTATATCTGATATGGGACAGTGGTATTGGATTAAAATAAAACGCAATAAGACAATACTTGAAATCCGCAATAGTTTAAAACTCATGCCAACATCTTTGGCTAGAATAGGCAAGTCATTTGGAACAAAACATCAGAAGCTAGATATGGAATATGAAGGCGACAGACATGCATACTGTATTATAACTGATGAAGAAAAAGAGTATATTAAAAATGATGTTTTACTCCTTAAAGAAGCTTTAGAAATGATGTTTGAAGAAGGCCATAAAAAACTTACAATAGGTTCATGCTGTCTATCAGAGTTTAAATTGACATATGATAAAATAGAATATGACAAACTATTTCCCGATTTGAGAGACTCACCAATGGATCACGACTACACTAACTCATGGAATGAGTGGGAATACATACACAGGTCGTACCATGGCGGGTGGTGCTATGTTAATCCTAAATACGCCCATCGTATAATAAATCTAGGGTTGGTATTTGACGTAAACTCATTATATCCAAGTATGATGCATAGCATATCTTCTAACAAATATCCTTTTGGATATGGTACATATGGTTTAGGTGATGTGCCAGAAGATATAAAACACTCTGACAATAAATATTATTATATACGTGTAAAGTGTAGATTTAAGCTCAAATATAACTGCTTTCCATGGTTACACATACGAAACAAGCCATATTATAAGTCAAATGAAAATCTATACACATCAGATGTTAGATACAAAGGGCAATATTTTAGATACATTTTAAACTCAGACGGCACAATAGAAGACACAGTACAGGAATTAACATTCACGTGTACTGATTGGGAGTTGTTTCAAGACACATATGATATATATGATTTAGAAATACTAGATCATGTGTGGTATTGGGCTAGGATTGGAATGTTTGATGAATATATAGACAAATATAAAACCCTTAAAATGAACTCAAAGGGGTTCCGTAGAGAGTTGGCAAAGTTATTCCTCAATAATTTGTATGGAAAATTTGCTATGTCTGACAATTCATCATATAAAGAGCCTTATCTTGACACTGAAACGGACACAGTTCACTTTATTTTACATGAAGAGCATGACAAAAAAGTGGGTTATATCCCTGTAGGTTCTGCTATAACGTCATACGCACTTAATTTTACAGTGCGTCACGCCATGGCAAATTATGAACGTTTTTGCTACGCTGACACAGACAGTATACATTTACAAGGAACAGAGAAGCCAGACATGGTTGTAGAACACCCCACAGAGTTTTGTTGTTGGAAATGCGAAGGTTTATTCGATTTTGCGTACTATGAAAGGCAAAAAATGTACGCTGAAAATATAATTGAAAAGGATGGAAAACCATGTAATCCAGATTTACAGATAAAGTGTGCTGGGATGTCAGAACAGGCAAAAAGAGCGTTTATTGATGAAGGTCATTCCATAAGTGATCTATCTGTAGGTCTTAAGCTTGACGATTGCAATTTAAAGGCTGAAAGAGTGCCAGGTGGCATTATACTCAGAAATAAAGAATTTAAAGTGCGAAAAACTGTTGACAAAAAAGTTACGCCTATGCTATAATATATAATGTAAAGAATAAAACAAAAAATAAAAAGGAGGATGTAACATGGTAACAAGAACAACAATGTATGCCGACGTTACCGCCGAAATTATTTATAAAGACGGTGGGAACATTATCAAAGACGCAATCGAGGAGACTATTCCAAAATGCGACAGTAAAGAAAAGGCTGAAATGATTTTGGAAAAGGAACACAAAGGAAAAATTGTCTCTCTCCTTACATGCGAAATCAGAGAAGAGAAAAGGGGAATGTCAGATGATGACTTCTTACGGTATTCACACGTTATTAACGCCAAAGAAAGCGAGTAGGCGTTAATATAAAAACAAACTATAATTAAGAAAAGGAGAATGAAGAATGGAAAAACAGAACGCAAACTACAAAGCAGAGGTACAGGGGTGCACAAAGGAACTCACAGGGAAGGAAAAAGTGGCGCTTAAAAATTTTGCAGATATGATACAGCTTGACGGAGCAACGCAGAACGCAGAGGGATCAGGTGTTATCATTGATGTTGACTACGTGGCAACTGTACATGTACACAATGAGAAAGCAGATAACTCGGACTATATGAAATATGTCTATGTGGATAAAGACGGTACTATGTACATTTCTGGTTCCGAGCCGTTATATCGACAGTATACAGATATTGCCGAAGACATGGAAGGCGAGAAAGAGCCATGGTCAATCAAAGTTATCAGAAAGCAGAGCGACAACTATAAGGGTAAAGACTTCCTTACCTGTGTTATCATTTAAAGCTTAATTGGATAGTTCTATAAGCCCCAGAGTTATCTGGGGCTTATTATTGAGGTGAATATAATGAAATCAGATAGCAAGTACTACAGTGGTGATTATTTACTTACACTTAAAGATAAAGATAAGTTATTACCAGAAATATACATTTGTGATGGTAACAGAACAGCGGGTAAATCTTACTATTTTAAATCAAGGCTAATAGACACTTTTATAAATAAAAGAAATGTAAATGAGTTTATATATCTTTATAGATATAAAACAGATATGAATGACTGTGCCAATAATATATTTGGAGATATATCAGACAAATATAAAGGTTATGAAATGACAGAAAAGAAACTAGCAGACGGAGCAGTGGTCAAATTAATGCTAAATGGAATACAATGCGGATTTTGTTTAGCGTTATCTATGGCAACAAAGTATAAGAAGATGTCAGCTTTATTTGTAAACGTTGCTCATATGTTCTTTGATGAATACCAAAATGAAGATGGAAATTATTTAGAAGAAGAGCCAAAAAAATTGCAGTCTATACACACAACAGTTGCCAGAGGTCACGGAGAACAGACAAGAAGAGTGCCATTATATATGTGCTCCAACACTGTTTCAATATTAAATCCTTATTATAACGCTTTTGGTATCAATAAACTTTTAAAAAAATCAACAAAATATTTAAGAGGTACAGGGTGGGTATTTGAAAGAACATTTAACGAGAGTGCAAGTCAGGCATATAAAGTGTCAAGTTTTAACAGAGCTTTCGGGAATAGTTCTTATAATAAGTACGCATCAGAAAACGTATATCTTAATGACAACATGGCTCTGATAGGGAAGCCAGACGGCTACTCTACATATCTCCTTTCTGTTTTATATAACGGGGAATGGTATAATATAAGAAGATACTCAACCTGTATATATGTCTCCACAGGGGCAGATCAGACATACCCGTCAAGAATATGTTTTAATGTTGATGATGTTGTCGACGATAGAAGTGTTATGGTCTCAAGTAGTTCCTTCATTGTTGCTTCATTAAGAACATATTTCAACAAGGGTCTTATGCGTTTTGAAAATTTAAAATGTAAGAACATGGCTCTTGACTTATTATCTTACATATGATAATATGATAATAGTTCCCCGATTTGACAGATTTTCTGCCAGTACAGGGTAGATACATACGCAAGTAGCGTGCCTGTAGCTGAGTGGGCTTATCCCCCCTTAAAATCATCTTATCGGCAACGGACTAAAAAAGACGGCATTTAAGCCGTCTTTTTTATTGACAAATTTTACTAGCCGTGTTATAGTATTTTTTGAAAGGAGGGATAACATGGATATGAGTAATATTGTTCAATTAATCTCAACGGTTGGTTTTCCTATTGTTTGTTGTATAGCTATGGGATGGTATGTCAAATATACAACAGACAAAAACCGTGAACAGATTGAATCAATGAACACACAGCACAAGGCAGAAATGGAAGCCGTGACATCGGCGATCAATAACAATACTCTTGCCTTGCAGAAACTTTCCGACAAATTAGAAAAGGAGTGAACACATGAAAAAAGTAAAAAGGGTTATAGGAGCTGTACTGTTGCTGAGTATGTTGCTGACAAGTACGGCATTTGCCAAAATGAACGGAATTGATGTGTCATCATGGCAGACAGGCATTGATATTTCACAGGTTGATTGTGATTTTGTGGTAACAAAAGCCACGGAGGGAACAAGCTATGTAAATCCAGACTGTGACCGTGTATATCAGCAAGCAAAATCGTTAGGTAAGGAGTTAGGTGTTTACCATTACGCAAGTGGAGGTGACGCTGTGAAAGAAGCTAATTACTTTGTTGACAATATTACGGGGTATATAGGAGAAGCTATACTTGTTTTAGATTTTGAGGGCAAAGCCGTAAACCGTGGCTCGGCATGGGCTAAAACATTTCTTGACACTGTGTACACAAGAACAGGGGTAAAGCCCTTGATATATATGTCAGCTAGTGTTGTGTCAAGATATGATTGGAGTTCAGTCCGTGCCAGTGACTACGGTCTATGGGTTGCTGGATATTCAAAGGGTGACACTGTTTTCTACGGATATAACAGTGATATACCTATGAATTATAATGTAGGTGTATGGTCTGACTGCGTGGCTATGTATCAGTACACATCAAGTGGAAGACTTTCTGGCTACTCTGGAAAACTTGATATGAATGTTTTTTACGGTAATGAGTCTACATGGAACGCATATGCGGGTGGTGGAAATGCTGTAACAAAACCTAGTGAGCCTATCAACACACCAACAACCGCATACACTGTACGCAAAGGTGATTGCTTATACAATATTGCATTGAGTTATGGTGTAAACTGGCGGGACATTGCTAATATGAATGGCATATATGAGCCTTATATTATCTACCCCCGACAGGTGCTAACGATTCCTGGCAATAGCGTTACAACTCCTGGCAATAGCGTTACAACGTACACTGTGCAAAGTGGTGACTGTTTATCAACTATTGCCACAATGTATAATACAACGTGGCAGAATTTAGCAAACATAAACGGTATAACCAATGCAGATCTTATCTATCCAGGACAGGTTTTAAAAGTGGCATAGATCACAGGAGGTGAAAAAAATGCCGTGGATAACTGGTAACAGGTATTTGAGCATAGATGAAATGACAGTAAATGCTCAGGAGATTATGAACCAGTTGACAAGCAGAGGGTGGACAAAGAACGCTGTGGCGGGTATGCTTGGAAACATGCAAACTGAGTCCACTATAAATCCTGGTGTATGGGAAAGCCTTTCTCCAAACGTTAATAACGGATATGGTCTTGTTCAGTGGACGCCAGCAACAAAACTTATTTCATGGGCTGAGAGTGAAGGCCTTGATTATACATCTGGTGATGCACAGCTACAGAGAATAGATTGGGAGGTTGTGAACAATCAACAATGGATAGCTACATCACAATACCCAATGAGTTTTCAAGAGTTCAAGGCTTCAACCCTCACACCTGAATATCTAGCACAGGTGTTCATACGAAATTATGAAAGACCGCGTTATCCTAATCAGCCAATAAGAAGTACACAGGCTAGATACTGGTATGACAACTTGGAAGGTAGCGGGTGAGCGTTTACACCTAGGCTGTCGAAGACAGTCCCAACAACTATGTTAAATAGTAAATATTGGTATAGCTCAAACCCGTTTTATAAATCTGGCTACGGGTTACCAAACTGTACGGCTTACGCTTGGGGTAGGTTTTGGGAAATAACTGAACAAGCGGGAGTAACAGGAGTTATGCCTACACTTTCAACAGGTAATGGCGGACAGTGGTACGGGTACGACGCAGACGGTTATCAACGTAGTAATGAGCCTTCTCTTGGTGCTGTTATATGCTTTAACAAACCTGGAGGGGCTGGACATGTTGCTATTGTGGAGCAGATTCTTGATAACGGAGATATAATTACCAGTAACAGTGGGTACTCCCGCAACCCAGGCGGGTGGTATGACAGTAAATATTTCTGGACTGAAACTAACCCAAAGGACACAAATTATAGGAGTGTTTGGGAGGTATCGGGAGGTTATGAGTTTCAAGGGTTTATTATAAACCCTAATGCGTGTTCGGGTCAATACCACCCGAGTTCAAGAAAAAGAAAAATGCCACTTTACTTTTATCTGTTTCCGTGATATAATTGGAGAAAAGAAAGGAGAAAAAACCATGGAAGAAAATAAAATGACTTTTGAAAAAGCACTCGGCATGATCGTTGACGCTGTGTCCGACGTTGAGGGGTTAGAGGATGCCTTTGACGTAGTAAGAACAGTCGGAACAAGAGAAACAAACACAGGTAATGAGGACTACAAAACGATGTATGAAGACCTAAAGGAGAAATACAGGAAACGCTTTAAAGAGGAAATTACTTCTACACCAGAGCCAGTGGCAAGGACGGAAACGGAAACAGTAGATAAAAATTTAACTGTTGAAGACCTTGACTTTGACGCAAGAACAGAATAATAGAAAGGAGACAAAAAAATGGCAGAAAAACCAAAAGCAACTAATATAAACATATTAAACGCCGTCAGGAACACACTTTCTTACGAAGTACAGAGACATCTTCCAGAAGTGACTTCCGCTAACTTGCATCAGGTTTATAATGACATTCTTAACATTCAGCCGCTAAGAAATGAGATTGTGCCTTCGCTTGCTCAGAGAATTGGTTTACAGACCATCGAGAGCATTGCATGGAGAAATCCACTTGCACGTTATAAGAAAGATCCTATGAGATACGGTGCTACAGAGGAAGAAACATATGTGAATATGTGTAAGGGGAAAGTGTATGACTCACGAGAGTCTTATGAGTTAGCTTTTCAGCAGTACCAGAGTTACATTATGTCTGTATTCCATAAGGTCAACTTAAAATTGCAGTACCCCGTCACAATCACTTTTGACAATCTGAGAAGCGCGTTTACATCTGAGTACGGTATCAGAGATATGATGTCTGCAAAAATGGAAAGCGCAATTTCAGCTGCAAACTGGGACGAGTATCTTGCTATGAAGGGGCTTATTGATACAGGGTATGAAGCTGAGGTGTTACCATCTGTAACAGTAGACAAGGTAACAGACGAAGCAACCGCAAAGAAATTACTTACAGAGATTAAATCCGCAGTTGGGGAGTTCCAATTTCCAGAACCAGCTAATAACATTTTGGGTGCTACATCATCTAGCAAGAAGCTTGGCCTTGTCTGGATAACTACCCCTAGAGTTAATGCACAAATTTCTGTAGAAGCCTTGGCATACGCTTTCAATGTGGATAGGGCTGACATTGAGGTATCAACCGTAATTGTTGACAAATTCGCAACAGAAGCTATACAGGGTGTACTTTGTGATGTACGTTTCTTTAACTGTCGTGATCAGTTTAGAGAAATGAGCGACCAGAGACTTGCGAATATTCTATCGTGGAATTATTTTTATACTATGGTAGAAATGATCTCACCTTCCCCGTTCTTCCCTATCCGTGTATTTACTACAGATACAGTGGCAAATACAGGTGTAACTATTACAGTTACAGGCGGAAAGTATTCTCAGGGAACAACCGTGGAAGTTCCGTACACCGTTACAGGTGGAACTGGAACCTATCATCCGAAGCTTGTAACTCTTGAAGTTACAGACGGTGCTACTTCACGTGATACATTCATTATTCCTGGAACAAACTTGTTACAGGTCGGAGCAGATGAAACAGGTAGCTTAACGATAAAAGGCACGTTCAGACCAGATACAAGTATAACAGGAGAGGCAACATACACAAAGTCAGAGTAAGGAGGTGATGGGCGGTGTATAAACCGCCCACTACATGATAAATATACCATTACAGGGCGACATCATTCCTAGGTCGCCACAGACGCGGTTACGTCTATATAGTGGCGTGCCATGGGATAATAGTTATCAGCATGTAAGACTTTACAATAATCAAAATGACTTGCTTTCACACCTTGAACAATGGAAGGTTATTCCGTCTACACAGCTTAACAACCTGGCTCCTATACGTGTAGGTGATTATGAAATACGTGTACCATTCACTGAAATGTCAGCACTAAATATAAACTATGTTGCTTTTTTAAATGCGGGATTAACAAATGAATGGGTATTCTGCTTTGTCACGGATGTAAAATGGAGGTCTGAAAACACGACAATACTTTCACTTGAACTTGATGTATTTCAAAATAATATTTATAACGTGAATGTAAAACCATGTTTTGTTGAATACCACCATATACCAAAAAGCGAAGATGTTATTGGCGGAAACTTATTCCCTGTTAATATAGAAACAGGTGAGCCTATTGTCCATGACTACACATTTTATGGTCTTACAGACTGGCATATATGTGCATACGCCACAGAAGGTACAACGGGTGCTGACTTTGAGGGTAAAATATGTAACAATGTGTATAGAGCCGCTTCATTGTGGCATGTGGCAATTTCTGAAAAAGATGCGGAAGAACAAGCAAACGCTCTAATTTCTACTTATAATGACGCTGGAAAGATTGACGCTATTATAGCATTGTTCATGGCTCCAGAACTTTGTGTCAATGTTGTGGCAGATCCTGGACGTTCGGAAGATGAAAAAATTATACCCATGCCAACAAACTTTGATGGGTATGTGCCAAAAAATAACAAATTGTTTTCATATCCGTGGTGCTATCTTATGGTAGATAACAATGAGGGTGGTTCAAACATATACAGGTTTGAACTTTCACAGGGAGCAAAACATCAATTAGAATTTGTAATACAAGGTGCGCTTGCCACTCTTCCGCAAGTTATATGCTTTCCTAGATTTTATAAGAAGAACTCTTTAAATTATGACGAAGCATTAATTATAAACGGCTTTCCTCAATGTGGATATAGCTCAGACACTTTTAGGGCTTGGGTGGCGCAGAACAAAAGCACTATTGCATTAACAGCTTTTAACTCTGCAAGCGACGTTACAGTTGGAGCATTTAAGCAGATAGCGGGAATAGCGGGTTCTGCCACAGGTCCAGTAGGAGGTCTGGCGGGTGCTATGATGATTGGTCAAGGTGGAAGTCAAATGTCGCAAGGTATTGACACAGCTAAAAGCCTTATAGCTGAAGTTACGGATAAGAAAAGACTACCAGCCACATCAAGAGGTAAGGCTTTATCTGAAAACATAAACGCCGCAATAAACCTTACAAGCTATTCCTTCTACACTATGACGTGTAACAGAGAATTTGCTGAGGTTGCTGACAGTTTTTTTACAACATACGGTTACCCTATTAACCGTGTAGTTATGCCAAACCTACATAGTAGAAGCAAATGGAATTATGTTAAAACTATGGATTGTGGCTTTACAGGTAAAGTAGACCTTGCACAGCTTAAAGAATTAAGAAAAATATTTGACAGAGGTGTAACTTTATGGCATACTGATGATGTGGGTAATTATGGACTTGACAATAACTAGGAGGTGAATATTGTGAAGAAAAACCCATGGAGAGTGTACGAAGACTTTCAAAAGGGGTGTAGTAAGGATGGGTATCAAGGTCAGATGATGGACTTTCACAAATTAAAGACAATATTCTTTAACCACATATACAATCTATTCATATCTAGATATATATGGGACGGTTTACCAGCTGAAATACAGCCTTTCTATATCGAAGCGACGCTATTCTGGAGAGCGTGTGGGGTGTTTATATTTGACGAAGTTGCCGAAATGTATGCATTTATGAAAGTTGCTTTGAATGGTATGCCCGATATTTATAATATACCAGAAGGGAGGACAGCTTTTGCTCCTAATGGTTATATTGAAGAGTATGGAAAAGATAACTCTGTTATTCTTTGGGATAACCCGTCAACACTTCCATTCTGTTATGAAGCAGAAATGTATGCTTGTCGACTTGCAAACGTGTGGAAAACTAAAGATATAAATATCTTTGCACAGAGAACGCCCGCCGTAATCGTGTCGTCAAGTGAACAAAGATTAACATATCAGACACTTGGTGAACAGTACGCTAACTATGTTCCTATGTTAAAAGTGTCAGATAATGTTGACCTTGACAGGGTAAAGGTACTTAATCTAGATGCGCCGTATATTGTGGATAAGCTTGAAGATGAAATAAGGGCTGTTAAAAGTTCCTTGCTTACATCCCTTGGTTATGAGAGTAACCCTATTGAAAAAAGGGAAAGACTTGTTGTCGGTGAAACACAGGGGAACAACGGTGAGACAGAAGCCAACAGAAATATTGGACTTGACCTACGAAAAAGGTGTGCAAAGGCTATGAGTGATTTATGGGGGCTTAATGTAGATGTAAAATTTAATAGTAAACTTCCATCAATGGTAAATGGACTTATACCAGACTCATTTACTCAGACTGGTAAAATCGGAGAGGAAGGTGGTGACATAGTTGAGTAAATACATCACAACCATTAGAGAGGTATGTGAAAGCTTTCTAACAGAAGAAGAAAAGTACAGTGATTTACCTGTGTATGATGTCATAAACAAGGTAAAATCAAAATTCTTTAACTTCACTTTCCCTTGGTATAGTGATAAGGACGAAGGAAAAGACGATTTTATGCTTGCATTCCTTGAAAGATATTACAATGATTATATCGGGTTTGAAACGCTTGGAATGTGGAAGACGTATTTTTCTGCCAAAATGTCAGCAGTAATGCCTTACTACAAGAAATTGTATTCTGCAATTTCATTAGGTGATGACCCATTTTATAATGTTGATGTCAGACACGATACAAACGAAAAAGAGGTGCGAGACACAAATGACTCATATAATGATAAAGCTGTGTCAAATACACAGACTGACACTAATACACAGGATATACACTCAGATAATCCACAGGTAACAGTAGCAACAAATGATTATGCCTCTGCAATGGACAGGGGAGAGGGTATTACTAATAGCCACGGCACAGGTGATACTAGCCATGTTGGAAATGAAAACATAGATAGAGAAAGAGGTGAACAAAGCCATGAATACGGGATAAGAGGTAAAACAAGAGCGCAACTTATTGACGAGTATAGAGGACAGATTGTCAATATCAATAAAGAATTGATTGACATGTGTTCTACACTTTTTCTTGGTGTATGGTAAAGGAGGTGCTATATGAGTGATACAGAAGTATTGTTAAAACCTAGCATGTGTATTGGCTTATGTGATGTGCCGTCTGTCTATAGTAACAAACAATCTTACTATGAAGTCCTGTGCTACATTAATTACAAAATTAATGAGTGTATTGACGCAATCAATGGCTTTACTAACGCTTACAAAGAGTACACAGACCAAGAAATAGCGAAGCTTAAAGAGTATGTTGACGGGCTAAACGGTGATATTAAAAGATATATTGACGGGCAAGTGACTACACTCAATGAAAAAATTGACGATAATTATAATACTCTTGATAGTAAAATAGATAACGTCAAACAAGAATTACAGGAGAACATCAACAATCTTACAAACTTATTATATGAACTTAACAGCAAAGTTTATAACTACATTGATACAGAAATCAATATGTTATATAAGTACATAGATACGTATGCTTGTAAGAATGTAAAATGCTTAAATCCTACAAATGGTCTATATGAAAGTATTTGTAAAATACTTTCTGATATGTGGGACAAATTGAGATATTGTGGCATTACATGTAAGCAATTTGACGATATTGGTCTTACTTGTGATAGCTTTGAAGCCCTAAATTTCAATTGCACAGAGTTTGACCTATACGCTGGGTGTGTGCTGTATAAATCACCTAGGTTTTATATGCACGACCCGTTTACAGGGGAATACGTATTCTATCAGAATGTTATATACGAACTATATAACCTCCATAGAAATAACCCTATAACAACACAGGAATATGACGACTTACAATTAACGGCTGAAGCATATGACGCTAAACAGATAACAGCATATAACTATGATAATAATGCTAAAACATTATTAGCCGCATAAACAGGACAATACGAAAAACTTGGCTTATAAGCCAATGAATAATAAGGAGGTATTTTTTATATGAGTTCTACAAACAAAACGTCTAACTATGAGTTATCGCAGTACATTGGTACAGACAAGCCAACATATCTTGGAGACTATAACGGAGATATGTTGAAGATTGATGATCAAATGAAGACCAATGAAAACTCAGCAACAGAAGCTATTTCACAAGCGGGACAGGCTGTTGCAAAGGCTACGTCATTAGAAGGTCAAGTTAAAACTATTTCTGATAATGTTAAAACATTACTTAATGACGTAAACACAATCAAAAGCAATGTTTCTCAGAATGATGATGACATCGGAAGTCTACAGAAACGGGTTTTAGCACTTGAAGGACAAGCAACGTCTATTGACTCACAAATATCAGACATTCAGAACAGATTGAACGCACAGTGGGTGAACACTGGCAATATTATTAATACTGCCATTCCATCCTTATCCGCGTCCACTAGCTTTTTATATGTGGGGTATAACAAATTAACAAAAATGCTGAGTATTTATTTCTATATTGAGAAAACACTGATTACATCAACACCTTCAGGACAGGTTGTCGGTACAATTCCACAGGAGATTATGACTTTAATGAACATTAAATCCCCGAGAACAATTGTGAACGGATGCGACGTGTCATACGATAGCAACAATGTTTATTACAACGTTGGTAAAAACTTAAAGATTGATACAAACGGACAAATTTCCATTATTGGAAATACAATTCCTACGGCTTATATTCAGACAAATTTGATGTTGAATACAAGCGCATGGTCTTAAAGAATATATTTATCATAGGTCACTACTTTATGTGGTGGCCTTTTTTATTGCAGTGCTTAACGTGCAGTCATTGGGAAAAACGAAGGCCCAC